TACTGCTGACAGCGAGCGTTTGTTTACTGCGGAAGAGTTAGATGCTCGTGGGATCAAAAGTGTTGCACATGTGCCACAGAAGCGACCACAAAAAGTTAAAACCAAAAACACTCCTACCTCCCTCCGCAAGCTAGGAACAGAGGCAACAGACTAATGGAAAAAAAGTCCTTAATGCAAAATTCCTATCCTTATTCTGATGTTCTTCAAGCTAATAAGGATAAGAACTTTATTAGACGCATTTTGGATTTTAAGTCTGCTCCTGCCCCTTTGCCAGATGAGGCTGGGCGAAAGCAAACACACCGAATGTCTGCTGAATACCTTGGTGAAAAGGGCACAATTCCAGCCGCCTTTCCTTTGGTTATTGAGCGCGATGGAAAGCTGGTTCTACTTAGCAAGCCAGAGGCGGCGGATCACGCCAGAAAAACTGGTGAGTATGTTGCTTTCAAGGATATTAAATCTGCGGATCAGTTTAGCAGATCATACAAAACACCAGAATTTAAGGCGTTCTACAATGGCGGTAAATGAAGCAGGTAATTATACTAAGCCCACAATGCGGAAGAGTTTGTTCAACCGCATTAAAGCTAGTGGTAAGGGTGGAAGGCCAGGCCAATGGTCTGCTCGTAAAGCCCAGATGCTCGCCAAGCAATACAAAGCAAAGGGCGGGGGCTATCGGTAATGGCTTTAGCTAAATCACAGAAGTCTCTTGTAAAATGGGGAAAGCAGAAGTGGCGCACCAAGTCTGGTAAGCCTAGCACCCAAGGGCCGAAGGCCACGGGTGAACGCTATCTGCCAGAGAAGGCCATCAAGTCTTTGACATCTGCTGAGTATTCCCGCACTACTGCCGCTAAACGCAAGGCTACCTCTGCTGGCAAGCAAGTGTCCAAACAGCCTAAGAGCATTGCAAAGAAGACTCGAAAGTATAGAGCATGAGTTTCCTTCACACCATCAATGAAGAAGAACGCCGCATCTTGCGAACTATCGTCAAGCAGGTTCACTTGAAGCACCACCCAAAAGACTTTGTAAATGATTACGAGGCTGATAAGATTATATCCGCTATTGCACCAGACGTTGTAGAGCGCCTGATGAAAGTAGGTAAGGATATGAAAATTGACAGCCTTTAAGTATAAACCAGACGGTGATGTATTAAAACAATTTATGAAGGATGATACATTCTTCCGAGGCATCCGTGGGCCTGTAGGCTCTGGCAAATCGGTGGGATGTTGCGTTGAGGTATTCAGACGTGCGCTACAGCAAGAGAAAAACAGTGAGGGTATTCGCCGTTCTCGTTGGGCTATTATTCGTAATACAAACCCACAGCTTAAAACAACCACAATCAAGACCTGGTTGGACTGGTTTCCCGAAGATCAGTGGGGAAGGTTTCGCTGGGAAGTTCCATACACCCACCACATCAAGCAAGGCGACCTTGACCTAGAGGTTATCTTTCTTGCTCTCGATCGTCCAGAGGACGTGAAGAAACTGTTGTCCTTGGAACTCACGGGCATTTGGATTAACGAGGCGAGGGAATTACCTAAGTCAATCATTGATGCTTGCACCATGCGTGTTGGTCGTTTCCCTTCTATGCGGGACGGTGGCCCCAGCTGGACTGGGGTTATCGCTGATACTAACGCTCCTGAAGAAGATCACTGGTGGCCTATCATGTCTGGCGAAGTGCCAGTGCCAGACCATATCTCGGCAGAGGAAGCTAAGATGCTTGTCGCTCCAGACAACTGGGTATTCTACACCCAGCCCCCTGGCATGACCGAAGAAAAGGATGAGTCTGGCTCTGTAAAAGATTATGTGCCTAATGATAAGGCAGAAAACAGAAACAACATGATGAAGTCCTACTATCCCAATCTTATTCAGGGTAAGACAAAAAGCTGGATTGATGTCTACGTTATGAATAAGCTAGGGGCTATCAACGAAGGAAAGCCTGTATACCAAATGTTTGCACCCGACTTACACGTTGCCAAAGAAGAAATACCAGTTGCCTCTGGTGTCCCAGTCTTTGTGGGTCTCGACTTTGGCCTGACCCCTGCGGCTGTGTTTGGGCAGAAGGTTCGTGGTCGGTGGCTTATCCTGCAAGAGATCGTGGCCTTTGATATGGGAATCGTGCGGTTCTCAGAACTGCTTCGGGCAGAGATAGCTACACGCTATGCTGACTGCGAGGTGTCAATTATTGGCGACCCTGCGGGTGACTTCCGCGCACAGACTGATGAAAGCACCCCGTTCCAGGTATTGCGAGGGGCTGGTTTGGTTGCAAGGCCAGCGCAGAGCAATGACGTTTCGCTTCGCATTGAGGCTGTAGCCGCAACTTTGAACAGGCTTGTTGATGGAAAGTCTGGTATACTCATCGACCCTAGATGCAAGGAACTTATAAAGGGCTTCGATGGAGGTTATGGTTATAGGCGCATGCAAGTTAGTGGTGAGCGTTTCGACGATAAGCCTGACAAGAATAGGTTCTCTCACATTCACGATGCTTTGCAGTATTTGATGCTCGGTGGTGGCGAGGGCAGGGAGGTGCTTGGGCATCAGAAAACTGCCAAGCCATTTACTATGAAGCGCGAATTTGATATATTTACTAGGAAATCTAAGCAACCAAAGAAATCTTTCTGGAATAGGATGTAGTAATGCCAGCAGACGCGCTAATAAAACGTAGACGCGAAGAACAGCGACTAAAGAACATTGCTAGTCAAAAATCCTTTTTGGCAAGGCAAGGCATTAGTGTTCGTGAGGGCGCAGTCATTGATCCTAAGAGTCCTGACTTTGACTATGAAGAATATCACAAGTCTCAGGCTATCGAGACTTTTACTGCCGCCAAGCCATATAGACCTAGCCGCCACAATACGAGTGATGCGGGGTATCTAAGACTTCAAGAACGCTCCTTGATGGATCAGTACAATAAGATTTTGAACACTAAGAAAAAGTTTGCACCAACCACAGAATCAATAGAAGAGGCTAAAGCTGGCGGTGCTGATCCCCGAACCATTGCGGCTTATGTGGCTGAGGGTGACAGGCTTGCTAAAGAGTATGAGCGTATATTAAGAATGTCGCGTAAGCCTGGTGCAGTTGGTTCTTTCAATAGTATCCGAGCAGGGGTTATCAGAGAAGAGGGGCGCGATGTTTATACTGGTGAATACTTTGATGGCGAAAAAGTTGGGATGCTTCGGAGTAATCTTTCTCTTTTACAGGAAGATATTACGAAAAGAGCTAAATCTGAGGCAAAAGTTCAGGCTTCATTGGGAGAGGTTCGTCAACGCCGTAAATCATTTACTGAACGCACACAAGAGCGACTCTCTGGCAGGAGTGGTAGATCGGCCCTACTCTCAAGCCAAGGGGGTGGAGCAGGATTTCTACAAGGATACTTTAAGTAATGGATCAGATAGCTAAGAACTACCTAAAGAAGTATGAGTCAGCCAAGGCTTTGAGAACACCCTTTGAGGACTTGTTCCAAGAGTGCTATGACTATGCCCTGCCACAGCGCGAGGGCTTTTATTACAATTCGCCAGGGCAACGCCGTGACGATCGCATCTTTGATGAGACTGCCGTAGTTGGTGTACAAGAGTTTGCATCTCGTTTGCAGTCTGGACTTGTTCCTAACTTTGCTCGCTGGGCTGACCTACTTGCTGGTAGTGAAGTTCCGCCAGAAGAAGCTGATGAAGTAAACAACAGCTTAGATGAGGTCACTGAGTATATCTTTGAGATTCTGGCTAACAGTAACTTTGCACAAGAAGTGCATGAGTCGTTTATGGACTTGGCTGTGGGCACTGGATGTCTTCTGGTTGAAGAGGGCGATGCTGTAAACCCTATCCGCTTTAATGCAGTTCCACTTCCTAAGGTAGTTCTTGAGAACGGCCCAGACGATAAGATCGACCACGTTTATCGTGAGCGTGAAGTTCGTTACCGCGATATTACCACGGCGTTTAAGAAGCCTAAGATTTCTCCAAAGTTGCAGGATAACATAAACAAGAAGCCCGACGAAAAGGTTAAGTTGCTTGAGGTTGTCTGCCGCTTGTATGATAAGCCCAACCAAGAGCGTCACGCATATTATGTAATCGACAAGACAAACAAAGAGTGCGTGGTTGAAGAAGTCTTTGAAGGCGTGGGCAGCAATCCGTTTGTATGCTTCCGTTGGTCTAAGGCGGCTGGTGAAGTGTATGGCCGTGGGCCTCTGGTCAACGCTTTGTCCTCTATCAAGACTACAAACCTTACCATTCAGCTTATCCTTGAGAACGCTCAGATGGCTATCTCTGGTATCTATCAGATGGATGATGATGGCATTATCAATGTTGATACAATCAACCTTGTGCCTGGCACGGTTATTCCTAAAGCCCCAGGCTCTGGTGGATTGCAACCAGTAGCCGCCGCAGGTAGCTTTGATGTGGCAAGCCTTGTTCTAAATGACATGCGTATGAACATTAAACGTGCGCTGTATAATGATATGCTGGGTGATCCAAACCGTACACCAGCCACAGCTACAGAGATTGCGGAGCGTATGGCAGACCTGTCTCGTCGTATTGGTTCTGCGTTTGGCCGACTGCAAGCGGAGATGGTTCAGCCTATCCTTCAGCGTGTAGTTTACATTCTCAAGAAGCAGGGACGTATTGACCTGCCTACAGTGAATGGCCGTGAGGTAAAGGTTCGCAGTGTGTCACCTTTGGCACAGGCTCAGTCTAACCAAGACATTACAACTGTGGCTCGTTTCCTAGAGTTGGTCGGTGTAAACTTTGGCCCTGATATGGTCAATATGTTGATTGACTCAGAAGAAACTGCGGTCTACCTTGCTAAGAAGTTTGGAGTTCCAGACGGATTGATTAGGGATGAGGCTGATCGAGAAGCCTTACAACAGCAAATGCAACAGATGGCGCAAATGCAACAGATGATGCAACAGCAAGGTGGCGGTGGAGAATAGATGTCGCACATTGGAGTAGATGGGTTTCCTCGCCCACAAGAGGAAGACCAAAGGTTATCACGAGATATTAAGGCTCTCTTCAGTACGCCAGAGGGCAAACAGGTTCTGCGTTACTTCCGTTCCATTACATTGGATGCGGTAAGCGGCGGGGGCATTAGCGATGGCGAACTCCGACACCTGGAGGGCCAGCGTTATTTTGTAGGTCTCATTGAGAGACGGATTAACCATGCAG